ATTAGTGTTCTTGGTTCCATGTTCACCCTATCTTTAATTAAAACTGCAGAAGCTACTCCCGAATATACCTTGTTATAAACATTCTGAACCTCTCCAGTAAAGCTTCCTGAACATTGTGTGAAGTATTTAACACCACTCGAGTAATAATACGAGTGACCTTCAAAGTTTGCGAGTGAAGAATTAACATGTGTTACAACTGATGAATCATCATCATTTACCCATTGCACATAGTTTGTCTCTCTTTCACCCCAGCTACCTGAATGAATTACCCGAACATAATTCAAACCATTACGCTGATCATTTGGGCCGACCTGATATCGTGCTGTTCGATATATCTCTGTCCAGTCAGGGACATTATTTCCTGAATATTTTCCTACATCCCACAATGACACAAAGTAAAAACCTGTATTGTCTGCGTTTGTATAAGTTCCATAGCCACTTCCAGGATTTCCCTGCCCAATGTTCTTTGCTATTTCTGCAATGCTTAGATCATAGACTATTGTTCCATTAACCTCAAGTTTTAAAGTTCCCTGATTTCCCTCTGAGAAAGCACCAGCAACATAATTTGGAGCAGAATTTCCAACATGCGGGTTTAAGAGGCCAGAGTGTGTTAATGAGCCATCAAAAACGCCTAAAACGTTGCCATTCTTTGTGTATGTGTCATTAACATCGTAAGCAGGATGAGATCCAATTGCAGAAACTGAAGTATAACCTGTGACAGGATTGGATGCTCCAAAAGACAACCTAATGTCTGAAGATCTTGATTGGGCACCATCAATTTGAGATAAGTCTGGAACTGGATTTAATGTGCCTTCACCAGCACCAAATTCAACCTCAAGCTGTCTTAAAGTTCCTGTCCAGTTTGCATTGGCTTCGATTTTTAAAACAATATAATCATCTGTTCCAATCTCAACTGTACCAAAGCTATAGAAATTGGTTCTTGTTCCAGATATTGTAGCACTATTACTAGCAACATAACAACCTTCACGATCATTGACAGTATTATATACAAATTCTTTTGATATATCTAACCAGCCTGTTTGATTTGTACCATTGTTTGGGAGCTTAACATAAATGCTAACACGATTGCCAGATAGAGAGTAATTTCCATTTGCAATTGCAAAAGAACCTACAAATGATATCTTAAAGTCTCTAACAGCTGAACCTGTGTTCTGGAATTTTCGATAATATGTTCTTAAGCCCGTAGTTAACCCAGAATAATCAGGATTGCCATCAGGTGCGTATGTTATTGAACCGCCGTCAGAAGAATTCCTGTAATCACCGCTTAGATAAGCAGTTGGAACTAAAAGGTCTCCACTTAAAACTTGCAAACCATCAGAGTGTCCAGGCCAGTTATTAACATAAAAAGCTGACCCTGTCATATGAACTGAGCTATTCCATGTCGCATCAATACTTGTTACATCATTTTGACTATTATAACTACCAGATACAATTCTATAAGCTTCATGTCGAAAAGTCTCTCTTAGATTTGTTGCATTGTCTGGTAAGTTATAAAGTAGAAATCCACCGCCACTAGCTACAGTTGATGTAACTAAACCTTTCAAAGGATGTGTAAGTTCAGCAGTTGTTGAAAAACTCTGATTTAACATCAGTTGATTAGAATCGCCTACAGATGTGTTAACAGTTATTACTTTTGTTTCGTCTTCGGATGGGCCAATATCATCAGGTGTAATCGTAGAAGGTGCTGTTGCATTTGATGATGTAAAAGATATTGTATCACCGTGAATATTTCTATAGAAATTGTTAACATCAAAAGATAAATCAGCACTAAAATCTGTTATAAACTCAATGCCAGAGACATGAACGCCTCCTGAAGTAGTGATGTTAGAAGTAGCATTTGATATTGATAATGCATCTGCATTAGAATCGTTTACCCACTCAATATAATTTGTCGAATTATTTGCAGAACCAACAGTATGAATTACTCTTACATAGTTCCAACCATCTCTTTGATCTGCTGTTGCAACCCTATAGTTTGCTGTTCGGTGTTTAATAGAATTAAAAATAACGCCATTCGAATCTACTGCATTACCTGTTGCAGAAATGTTATAAAAACCTGAGCCATTACTGCCCGTAGATAGCCCCGTACCGCTCCCTGGGGAGCCCGCACCCGTAAAACTAGTTAGGTCTACAGAGTGGACCACTGTTCCATTAACCTCTAGTTTTAAAGTTCCCAGATTTCCGTTTCCGAATGCGTCTGCTGGATAATTCGGTGATGCTGATGCTACATCTTCATTAAGTTTACCCTCAATAACTTGAGTACCATCAAAAATACCACGTCTTAAATTGTTGTTGCTGGTTTGAATATCATAGACTTCATTAACATCAACAGCTGAAAAGCCGCTTGTTGTTCCGACGCTTGAATAACCTGTCACCTCGTTAGATGCACCAAAAGATAACTTTTTCTCTATTCCACTAGTATTTGTCGATATATCATCTAAAGAAGGTGCGGGTGCAGGTGCAAGAACTGCTAAGATCTGATTTAGCTTATCAATGGCATCTGCGACTGTTGTGGTTGGTGTAATGTCAGAGAATAAGCCATCTGTAAAAGTTCCATCTGATGGTGTTCCAACAGTAGAAGCAGCCCCGCCGACTGCTTCAATTGTATAATCCCCATTAGAACTAGAAGATATATTAACATTAGAACCCGCAATAATTCTGCCCGGTTTAAATAGTCCACCTACACCTGCGACCTGAATTGTTCCTACTGAACCCGAAGATTCAGTGACTCTAAATGCTGTCATACTTTAACTCTACTTTACACTAACTTAACTTAACGCTATTTTATAGCATAGCACAAATAAATAAAAACTATTTTATCTGATTCAACATCTCCTGAATATCTAAACCAGCGCAATCAATCTTTTTGCTTGTCAAATGATAATGACTCACAAACCCCTTGAAACGATTTGCAGCAGCAGCCGAAGAAACTTTCTTAAGAGTGTCACCGTTGTTATCTGTTGGGCACTTATACTCAATTCCCATTGCCTCATGACATGCTTTCCACAAAGCTTTTAAAGCCTCTAGTTGCACAGGATAAAATCCTAAAAAGTCTTCCATTTTTGCACCATGAATTGTTTCACCAGAAAGTACGGGTCTCTCACCAAAACCTTTTTTCTTATACCAATCTTGATACCTTGGATAATAAGCATTTGCTATCTCAACACCGACAGATGAATGATTCCATTTTCTACTACCAGCATGCCAAGCAGCATGATTTGTATCCATCAACTGATAAATGGTACCGTCATTATCAATGCAAAAATGAACAGAAATACCTCTCTGCTTCAAAACCCTTGCGCATGTTTTAGAATCCAAACATACATCCCAATGATTTACAAACATGTTTACTTTTCTAGGTTCGAAATAAGAAGTATATCCTTCGCTTAATCTAAGACCATTTTCTTCGGTCCAAAGAACAACTTTGTCCCACTCAATAGGATGAAAAGAACCGTGATGCACAATATAAGCTTTGTCTTTTGCTTTAACATCTGCAGGAATGTATTCGTCTATCTTTGATTCTCTTTCGTTGAAAATTCTCTAAAAGTTGATGGGCCACAAAGACCATCAGCTTTTATACCTAACTTCTTTTGCCACTTTGCAATTTCTTTAACTAATCTTTCATCAAATTCATCACAACCAAACCATGAGGGATCCCATCCAAGTTTTGCTGCTGAACCTTCGTTATAAAAAACTTTGTCCACACAAGTCTCCTGTTGTTATCTTTTGTTTCTTTGTCTCAGCATGTAAATGTATTTTTCATACTTGTTAGCTGATGCAGCAAGTAAATCATCAAATCCAATTGTTAACTCACCGTGATCTTCAAGATAATTGTATATGTTCTCAAGCATTCCTAGATGCATCATCATAACATCTAAAGCAATGCTTGCTATTTCGTCACTAGAACGATTTGATGGGCTCTCCAAATCAGACAACACTTTGTTTGCTAAACCTGAAACATAAACTGGGTCAGCAAACAATTCATTGTCAAAAAGTCCAATTGCCTTTTCAACCAGATTATCAAATTCTTCTGACAGTGCTTCGTAAATCTCACCATAAAGATGAATATGATCACCTGAAAAACTTTGATATTTTGTCACATGATGCGCAGCTTGAAACCACATTTCAACTGCCTTGGTACAACCAATATAACTTAAAATATAATCGTTCATTATAAAAACCTCTCATATAACTATTCAGCACAAACAAAAAAAGCGCCTTACGGCGCTTTTAATCATTACATTATAAAGTGATTACGAAAAATTAATGTCAACTTTCACATCAACAGTCATCTTTGGTAATCTAAGATGATTAGCCAATCCTAACTCATATGCCTCGTCAGCTTCAATAAACCAATCAGCCCGTCCTTTTTCTTGAACTTTATCCCAGAAGAACTCATCAGGATGACCAATATTTCTTGCCATCATTTTATAAACTTTCTTATTAAGACGCTCAGCTTCTTCAACTGAAGATTTCATTTCTTCAATTTTTCCTAGTGCGCCACCTGAAACATCATGAATCATCAGTGTAGCATCTTTATCCATGTAGCGTAAACCTTCATCACCAAAGGTAAATAGAATAGCTCCACAACTCATTGCTTTACCTTCAATAATTGTAGCAATTGGCAACTCTGAAGAATTAATCGATCCAATCATTGACATTAGACTGTAAACTTGACCGCCATAAGAATCAATAATAATAGGAATTACTTTTTGTCCTGTATTGTGTGCTGCTGCAATTTTATTAGCAAATTCTTTGGCACTATCTTCTGTGAACTCATTAACCCTTATTATGATTGGCGAATTTTTAAGCTCAAGTTCTTTAATTTTGCTGTCTGTGTTAAATTTCCAAATCATATATTTCCTTTTGCTTGTTTTGGTTACCTATTATATTATATTTATTTCTTTAAAGCTTTACATGAAAAACGGGCTTGCAAAAATGCAAGCCCATAAAATTATTCAGCATTAATTAAGCAATTATCCACACTTGCCATCTCCACAAGCTGTGCACGTAACACAACCTTCTTGATATATCAAACTATCTTGTGCACCACAGCTTGAACAGTCTTTGTCACTTGCAGAAGTTCCGTCAACAATATAGTTCTTCAAACATCGAGCAACAACCTTAGAAAAGCTAAATAAATCTGCTTCCTTATCTTTTTGCATCTGCTCAACCAAAAATTGAACTGGAACACCGTGACGTAAAGACGTTGAGATAACTCGTGTATAACCTGCATGATTTGGATTGTCAAATACACTTACAACATCTTTAACTGTTAAAGCATCATCACCCTCACCAATCGTTAAGTCATATTTGCTATTTTGAGTCTTGAAAACACGTTTTGATAACAAACCACTTTTATGTTTTCTAGGAATCTCAATCTGCTGAGCTTCTCCTCCAATAACTTCATAAGGTTTTCCATCAAGCAAACCTACCAAGACAATCCACTTTTGACCTTTAACTGATGTATGATGGATATCACAATCAAGAATTTCAGGTCTTTTTGGAGCATGTCTTTCTGCAAAAGTTGTTTCTTCTTCTTTCTTTTCATCAGCAGAAATAAGAACACCAGAACGAGAACCATCACGATATACTGTGATTCCCTTGCAGCCTGTTTCCCAACCCTTCATATATACTTGCTTTACAGTTTCTACATCAATATCAGCGGGTAAATTTGTAGTATTACTTATTGCGTGACACACCCACTTTTGAGCAGCAGCTTGTAAATCAACTTTTGAAACCCAGTCGATTTCATTAGCAGTTGCTCCAGCATATGGGCTATTGCAAACTGCAGCATCAACTTCAAGGTCATTGTATTGTGCATGCTTCATCCAGTCTTTAAAAGAGTGATGATATACATTAAATTCAGTCCACTTATCACCTAAGTCATCTACAAACATAACTTCTTCATCACCTTGAACTTTCTTACGACGCTTATAATAAAGCATAAAAGCTGGCTCAATACCAGAAGTTGTTTGTGTTAGACAAGAAACAGAACCTGCTGGAGCTGTTGTTGTATTAGCAATATTTCTACGCCCATATTTTTGATAATCACTCTTTACATCATCAGGTAACTCACTTAACACCCGCTGAATAAACTCATGATTACTTTCCTTTTCAATATCCCAAATAGGAAATGAGCCTCGCTCTTTCGCCAAATTAATCGACTCTGTATATGAAGATACAGACAAAGCCTTGTAAATGTCTTCAGTTACTCTGACGGAAGTCTTTGAACCGTAAGTGACTCCTAACATTGCCAATGCATCACCAAGACCAGTTATGCCTAGACCTGTTCTGCGCCCTTTTAAAGCTATGTCTTTAACATTCTCCCAAAGTTTTCTTTCATAGAACTTAACATCAACAGGTTCTGGGTCATTTGAAACTTTTTGTAGAATCTTGTCAACTTGTTCGATTTCAAGGTCAATCATATCATCCATAAGACGTTGAGCTTTTCTGGCAATTTCATTGAACTTAGGAAAATCAAATTTAGCATTATTTGTCCAGGGATTTGAAACAAAGGATGTTAAATTGACCAACATTAAACGACACGAGTCATAAGGCGATAAAATAATTTCACCGCAAGGATTGGTCGATACAGAACCAAAACCAACATCTTTGTAAGCATCTGAAGGAGTCATTCTTGTTGCAGTATCCCAAAATAGAACACCTGGTTCTGCAGAAGCATGTGCACCTTCAATAAGTGCATCCCAAACTTCCCTTGCTGAAGCTTGTTCTTCAACCTCAGGTGTACCACCACCTTCAGCAATACTTTCTACAGGCCAACGAAGTTGATAATTGTCACCATACTTCACAGCATTCATGAATTCATCAGTAACCCGAACTGAAATGTTGGCACCTGTCACCCTTGTTAAATTACGTTTGATTTTAATAAAATCCATAACTTGTGGATGATGAACTGAAATGGTTAGCATTAGAGCACCACGACGGCCACCTTGTGCAACTTCTCTACAAGTATTAGAGAATCTATCCATAAACACTTCAATGCCGTCTGTTGTCTTAGCAGCATTTGCCGTATTTAATCCTTTAGGTCGAATAGTGGAAATATCAAAACCAATTCCGCCACGACGCTTAGCGATTTGTGCCAAGTCTTGGTCTGTCTTTTAGATACCTGCATAACTGTCATGAGGAGCTTCAACAACAAAGCAGTTAGATAATGATTGAATTTTTGCTTCATTACCTATTCCGCTCATTGGTGAGCCTTGTGGTACAATATATTTAAAATCTTTGAACAAGCTATAGATTTCTTCTTTGTCCATTCCGCCTTGATAATTGCTTTCAACTCTTGCAAATTCTTTTGCAAGTCTTTTGTGCATATCATCAGGAGTTAATTCCAGATAATTTCCATCTGCATCTTGCAATGCATATTTGTTAACGAATACACTTGCAGCTAGTTCATCGCCATTAAAATATTTTAGACTTTCTTGATAAGTCTCGTCATAAGAATACATCCTTTCTCCTATTTACCGGTTATTTCTTTCCATTTAGATTTTAGCATATCTTTGGTTCCACGATGGTTTGTTTCAACAACATCAACTGCTGACAAAGCATTAGGGTCATCGATAATACTAATTTTTGATTTTGCCGTGTCAATACGAACTGGAAAAAGTAGTCCGTCACGACCTGCACGATTTTTTGCAACAAAGAGTCTTCCTGCACCGGTAGATTTTTCGAGTTGCTTGCGAGACAAAGATACCACAACATCTGCAACCATAGCCTTTCCATAAGCTTCAGACATGTTTTCTAAACCAACAACTTGCTTATCAGAGGCTTCACGGTTAGCTTGTGAAGCTGTCCAGATAGGTATTTTAAATTCCATCGCAAGGTTTCTTAACTCCTCGTAAATTAATTTTAACTCATGACGCAAAGAGTCGTAAGCTCTTGTTGACCGCATAATATCTGCATAATCTATCACAATTAGACTCGGAATAAAATCCTTCATCCTAAGTTTTTCAAGATGATTTCTAATTGTTACAACAGATGCAGAACCTGTCGGGTATTCCTTAATTATTAAGCGACCAAATTCATTTTCCTCATATGTCTTCAAAACCTCTTCTTTTCTGTCATAAACATCTGAAGAAGGAATATCACACAGATGACTATCATATCTTACACCAACTGCTGTTTCAGTAAGCTCAAAGGTGTAATGCAGAACGTTTTTGCCTCGTTTTATAGCCTCTGCGCCCATATGAACCAAAAAGTGAGATTTACCAACACCTGTCGGAGCAGTAATAATACCAATCTCACCACGTGCCAGACCACCATTTAAGACATCTTTTTGGTCTAATTGTTGAAGACCTGTTGGACAGGTTACACGAGTAATCTTAGTAAATCGGGCTTCATAATCCTCAAAAAAGTCATGGCCAATTGTTGACTTTGCACCTTTTGAAACTGCATCTTTCATAATACTTAAAACAGATTCATAGTTTTCAGCTGCAATTGCTTTTACAGATTCTTCTAGAGCCTGCTTTAAAACTTGCTTTTTACAGAAGTCTAAGGTTTTATCTCTTACATAACCAATGTCACCGAGGTTAGGAGAAGCTTTAATTCTTGTCAAGAATTCAATTACTTGTTCACGTAAAATTTCATCATCGCCAGTTGTTAATTCATCCCTAATGATTGAAACTAAAAGCTGTAATGTTGGAAAGTTTTTGTATTTTCCATAAAATCCAAAAAATCTATCGCAAAGATATTGAAGATATTTGACATCAAAATAAGAAGGCGTCATAACTTCAATCATTTGAGCTGCCCAATTATGATCAGTCATCATTGCTTGAAAGATTTTTTCTTGAAATTGCTTTCCATATTTTGAAAAGTGAGGTTCAGCCATAGCTGGTTCTTTGTACATGTTCATTTATTTTCCTGATAAACGTTTGAAGACAAAATTAGACTGAATTAAGTCTATTTGAGTTATTGAATTTTGTTTCAATATTTTGTGTGCATTTATATTATTACATGTTTTGTTTGGGTTTTCAACTTTTTCATTAATTTTATTTACTTGTGTGTGTGACAAATTGTTAACATCCAGGTGAACCAACTTCCAGTTTCTTCTAATTAGTTTTTCTGATGCAAGAACTGATTCGATCATTTTTAACTTTTTAGTCTTTTTCAATTCTCTCACATCATCAAAGAATTCATCAATTAAATAATCATCTTCGGAAGAAAACTTTGTAAATCTTTTTGACAGCTTTTTATATCCGACACCATCAACTCCAGGTATGTTATCTGACCTGTCGCCAGATATAGATTTGGCCAAACAAAAATTATTTGGATGTACTTGGAACTTTTCAAGGACAAAATCTGTCCGAACGAATTTCTTTAGTGTTGGACTCCATATAATCGTTAACGGATCAATTAACTGATAAAAGTCATAATCAGAAGAAACAATTATTTTTGGCTCATCTCTAAGTTTGTATTTTGAAATGTAACCAATTGCATCATCTGCTTCAGCATCCTCAACGTAAATTTGAGTTATAGGAAAGCAATCTAAAATATCAATAATTGTTTTAATTTGGTAGTTTCTATTTTTTACAGAATCAGGTATCAAATCAGGATCATAATATCTGTTTAGTTTTTGTGGTCTTCTGCTAGCTTTATAATCACTATATAAGTCTCTTTTTCTTTTTGACCCACCACCTTCCCAAAAAACAATAACACTTGATGGTTTACATCTATCTACGAGTCTAGTCAAGTTATTAACAAACCCTACAACACCACCAACTTGCTCACCATTTTCTGACATAGCAGGGTGAGCAACGTAGTGGCGTGTAAATAGATTTAAACCATCAACAAGCAAGTGACGACTAGTCATCTAATCCGAGCTCATCTGCTAAAGCTCTCATTTCTTCATATGACTCCGGATTAATATCTACTGACTCAGGATCACCCATGACTTTTGTCATAGCTCCTTCAAGAAGTGTTAATATGTACCCTTGAATACTGTGTATAGGTGTTTTTAATTCGTGTGCTACATTTCCTAAAAACTCTCTACGAAATGTTTCTCTACTTTTTAATTCATCAATTTCCTTTTT